ATATCGATTGTTCCTGCATTCGCTGCCTGAGTTAACAAGTCAGCAACATGTGTAGAATCTTTTGCGGCCAATCCAAATCCAGTTATTGCATCGGCAACGATAGTTGATGTTGTAGCGAGTCCCTCACCACTTGCAGCTGCAGCATCCAGAACACCTTCCATACCTTCAAGTATCTGCTGAGTGTTCCATCCAGCCTTTGCCATTTCTTCCATGGCAGCAGCAACTTCTGGAGCACTATATTTTGTGCTAGCTCCAAGCTCCTTGGCCTTTTCAGTCAAGGCTTCCAGATCCTTACCAGTAGCACCACTGATAGCCTGCACTCTTGACATTGCTGCTTCGAATTCAGCACCAACGTTATAAATATAACCCGCTGCCTGCTTAGCCATTGCTCCGATTCCAATAGCTAATAAGGTCTTTTTAACTTTAGAAGCGAAGCTTGAAGTTTTACCCTCAACTTGCGCTAATCTTTTTTCAAATTCATCTTGTCGTAGCTGAAGGTCTATATAAATATAGCCATCAGCCGTATTACTAGGCATGTATCCACCTGCCTTTCTACTCATTTAGTTTTGCAAGCAGTTCGGCTTCAATCTCCTTTTGTGTTCTTTTTGGAGGCTGATTCTTCCTGATTGCATAGAGTTCCTTAAGATGTCGAGCCTCTTTTCTCTGTTCCTTTGGAAGTTTATTGATATCGGTTGTTCGATATCCGACAATCTTGACAAACTGTGTCTCTCTAGTAAGACCATCAAAAAGCGATTTGTACTCAAACCAGTGCAGTCGCGCACGTCTTAGGTTTATGCCATATTGCTGCATGAACGCAGCGCAGATGAGATCGTAATCTTCATCATAGTCATAGGCAATATCGGTATTGGTTTTCTTGGTTTCAGTCGATTTATCATCGTTTTTGAAAAGTCTCCAAAAAGAAAGGATGCCAGACATTATGGCATCCATTGGTTCATCAAATATTTGTTCATTTCCAAAGAACAAATCAAGATTATTCGACATAACATATATCTTAAAATTCGGAGGAATATTATCATCCATGAGAATTCTCTCGGCATCAATCCATGTACGAAAATCAGTCCTCAATCTATAACTATTTCTTTTTATTCTTATGCTTTTGGGAAGATTTCTTATTGCGGACATAATTTCTCATACCTCTATTCTTATTTCCATATTTGTTGTCAGCGTATTTGGCCATGTCAGCAATCTTGGTCATGGAGTTGATGATTTCCTTTAATCTTTCCATTTCCTCTTTATTTCTTGCCTCTGCAGCTTCACGTTCTTCTTTCATGAAATTTTCTAAATAGATTTTAGCTAATTCATTAACGAGCAGATACATCTTCATGTCTGGGCCTTTGAAAAGCTTGTCACATGTTCCACTACCTAGAACAGTATCAATGACATCTGCGCAGTCATCCAACAATCCGTCAACATCAGTTTCGATATTGGCTGGATGATCATTGTGATTCTCCTTGAATTCCAATAATGCCTTGAACACATCTGGATCATCTAGATCCATTTCAAATCTGATACCATCAATAACGATGGTCTTAACATTCTTGCTAAGTGATAAAGTGATAGTTTCATCAATTTTCTGATTTTCAACTTGATTCATCTCTTGAGTATTCTCTTTCATTTCATATTCCTCCTACTGTTTCTTTAAATTTTATAATTCATCCTGTTGTTCACTATCAGCAGTAAATGTTTTTGTGCTGATGTCAAAAACTCCAGGAACAACTGAGCCCTGTTGAGCAAAAGTTCCTTCGATTGCAAGTTTTGCTCCACCTTCTCCTGATCCTGGGTTATCAGGCTGCACTTCATAGATGTGCTTATAAGCCTTATATTTGCCTGTTTCAGTGCTGTTCCATGTTTCAACCTCAATTTCTTCAAACTGAGCACCGACAATTTCGTTTTTACCGATTAAATAGATCCAATAGTTGAATGGATCAGACGGATATGCAATCCCAGAGTAAGATACTGATCCAGCATATCCCAGCATGTTTGAATGCTGAGTCTTTTCATGGATGTATTGTCCGTCTTCTGTATTTGGATTAGATGACTGTGTCCAGTCAGTCAATCCATCTCCGGCCAATACATAGGATTTAAATGTTACACCAGTAATTTCAGTCAAAGGCTTTACATAATGAAGATTTTCTTCTGTTTTCAATTCTCTTTTTGGTAATGTAACTGCCATTTATTCAAAATCTCCTTTCTTTCTATAAGTAAATCTATAAGACGCTACAAATGTAGCTCTATTATTCTCAACACCAGTTGCATCACTTGGAGTGGCTGTCATCTCCAATGATACTGGCTCTATCTTTTCATTTGTTATTTTTAGATTAGGAAAACCATTATCGGTTTCCTCATTAAACAGATCCGCAAGCATATTCAATGGCTGAACAATGTTAAGCGTTGCCTTCGTATCCTTTACCTCGTCACGATAGTAAACAACAAAAGGTATTTCCGCCTCATATCCACCCTTGATGTTTGCATTTAATTTTTCAACAGTTGCTGATTCTTTCTTAAAAGCAATGCATGGAATTTCATTAGCTTCCAGATATTCATTGTGCCATGTCGCTTTAGTACCAACGTTTAACTTTCTAACATAATTGTAAAGATCAATTCCCAGCTGAGTGAGTTCAGCTGAGTCAACGAATTTCTTTTCGCTCATTTCTTTCACCTACTTGAACAGTTTCTTTGCAATGTTTATCCATTTATTCAAATTCTTCTTTTTTGATTTTTCAAACCACTCCGGACCACCATATGAATATGTCAGATTTCGATTGATTGTTTCCTTTGTTTCGCCTTTTTTGGCCCAGGAACGACGTGTTATGACTCCTACCATGACCTTTCCGTAATATAGAAATTTTGCATATACTTTTCGATATACAATCTGCATCTTTTTCGTTCCTGTACTGCTTAATACAGATTTTTTCAAGCCACCATCACGCATTGGAACATATGGATCTGTATCCTTGATGATTTCATTTTTCAAAGTTGTCAAAGCCAGGTTGCCTTTGTTTCTGTATCTTTTTGTTACAGCACCGGCAGAAAAGTCAATATCAATTTTTACATTATTGTCCTTAGCCATTGCAGTCAACCTCAACGAACTCTGGTCTATTTCCAAAAGGCTTTATTTCCTTAACGGATGTCACCACATATTCAATTCCATCAAATACAATCATGTCACCGACAAAGATAGAAAACTTTCCATCTTCAGGAACGTACTTGATTGAATTGATATATCTGCACTTGAGGCCATTCTTCTTGGCATAAAGATCATTACAATCAATAATCAGTAACGAAGTAGCCGTATCTTCTTTTCCTTGATCAGATTGATTCAATGACTTATCATTTTCGAATTTGACATATTTTAGTGTTGTTTCTTCATATACAGATTCAAAATTATCGTTTTCACAAAGTTTATGTCTAACGATTACAGAATGAGGTCTTAAAAATCTTGGACTTCTAGGCATATACCCACCTATTTAGATACCCTTTCTTTCTAAGCTCTTTGTTGATTAACAGCTTGGCCATAGGTGAAACTGGTATACCA